AGCTTTAACTTTCTTAGCAGCCTTTGGCTTTTTAATCAGCTTCAAAATTTCCTTTGGAACAACCTGATGCTCTCTGAAATCTGTCACATCACCATGAGTCATGTGAGAGTCCTGATCGCCATAGAATTTATTTAGAATGGCGTTAAACACTTTGGTCAAACCATATCGCTCCGAAGGATTCTTGGCATGGATATTAGCAAAGTGGCAAGCTACGCCATAGACTTGTTTAGCACTAGCAATTTTGTTGTTGTCGATATTAACGAAGTTAATGTTGTTCATAATAATCACCTTGAGAAAAATTTATAATTTTTGGACTGACTCAATCGGCCAGCAGTTTTCGACTTTAGCTTCTATATTAAATAACTTAAAAAGTCATAAATGACTTCTTTTTAAGTTATTTAATATAGAAGCTTTATTAGTACATTAGTATATATAGTATACTAATGTACTAAAAGTTTGAGGCAACAGCAAAGCTGTCGTGTGAGTCTGGGTGCATCTGAAGTCTTTTAAAGACTTTTAAGCTGCTTGGTGGAAATCGCCAATTCCTCCTTCGGAGGGTTGTTAGCTAAGAAATCTAGCAATCTGTTTAGAAGTATAATCCTTAGATTATAAATTCTTGTAAGTCGTTGAAATCCTTGGAAGTCTCTATAGAAATTCTAAAGAATTTTAAAAGTCTCTAAAGTCTCTACAGTTTGGAAACTAGATTATAAATCTATGGAGATCTCTCAAGTCTTTTAAAGACTTTATAGCGTGGGCGATAGAATCTATGGATTCTTTGGAAGTCTTTTAAAGACTTTATGGGGCGGGCAGGTGACCATACCCCCACCCCCCTATATATACACAATCATATACATTTTGACAGACTTTGGAGTGTCAACCAGTTAGCGCGGCAGCTTTAAAGACTTTAAAGGTGAGAGTAAGTGCAGATAAGTGTACATAAAGAACACTTATATGTACATAAAAAAGGGGAGGAAGATGGTTGTGACTAAAATGACTATATAACCCCGGTGGGCTTAATATCTATTATAGGAGTAATATTGAATTCTGTCAATCTATTTCGTATGTATTCGCTGCATGAGCCTCCACTTACATATACCATTAATGATATATAAGTGTATATATGACGTATAATATATCATAAAAGGTATAAACTACTTGACAGTAATGCTTTTTAGGTATATACTATATATATATAATAGATAAACTAGATTAGATATGAGTCAGACTAAAGAATTAACAACCAAGCAGGAAGCTTTTCTCAACCACTTAGTTGAAGTAGGAGGTGATCCGCGCAAAGCAGCAGAATTAGCTGGCTATGCAGATAGTAGTTATCCAGCGGTTGTTAAATCATTAAAGACGGAGATCTTGGATCTAGCTACAAATATCTTAGCCCAGTCTGCACCTAAAGCAGCGATGAAGCTCGTAGACATTATGGATAGTGCAGAGCCAATTCCACAGGCCAATATGCGTATACAAGCAGCACAAACCATATTAGATCGTGTAGGTTTAGGGAAGACCGACCGTTTAGATGTAACGGTAAACACGGCAGGTGGTATTTTTGTATTACCCGCAAAACAAGAGACAGTGTTGGAGGGTGACTATGAGGAGGTCTAGTAGCACAATTCCTTTTGGTTATGAGTTAAACGAAAACAACCCAGAGTTGTTGATAGAAGTACCCGAACAATTAGAAGAGCTTGATAAGATGATTGATATGATCAAGCAAAGAACTTTAAGCCTACGAGAAGCGTCATTGTTTTTAGAACATAAAACAGGAAGAGCAATCTCCCACATGGGTTTAAAAAAGATAGCAGATAAAAGACAATGAAAGATTGGGAAGTTAATCCCGACAATTATGCAAAGGACGATACTGGAGAGTTTATACTAAAGGTTGATGGGACTCCGCGCAAAAAGTCAGGAAGAGCTAAAGGATCTAAGGGAAGAGGATATACATATCATTCTCAAACTAAAGCTAAAATGGCTGCAAAGAAACAAGTAAAAGAAAAAGAAAAGAAACTTAAAGCAGCACAGAATAAAGTCGATAGTTATAAAAAGGCTATCAGTAGCACCAAGAAAACTTTAAATAAATTAGACAACAAAGAATCTTCTATCGAAGGTAAGATAATAGAAGATGTACAGTTAGACAGTTTACCTAGTGCATTAGCTCAAGAAGCTACAGATGATGTTATCTTTAAGGCTAACGAAGGGCCACAAGAAGACTTCCTTGCAGCGGGTGAAACAGACGTTCTGTACGGAGGAGCAGCCGGAGGTGGTAAATCCTACGCGATGCTCGTAGACCCTCTTAGATACGCTCACAGGGCGGCTCACAGGGGTTTGATTATTAGACGGTCTATGCCGGAACTCCGCGAGTTAATAGACAAGTCTAGAGAGTTATATCCTAAAGCTTTTCCGGGATGTAAGTATAAAGAAGTAGAAAAGCTTTGGACGTTTCCAAGCGGAGCTAAAATAGAGTTTGGATTCCTTGAGCGTGATGCGGATGTTTACCGCTATCAGGGTCAAGCATATAGTTGGATAGGTTTTGATGAAATTACACACCTACCTACAGAATTTGCTTGGAATTACTTAGCATCACGATTACGTACTACTGATCCTGAAATTGAAGTATATATGCGCTGCACAGCAAATCCGGGGGGTGCGGGAGCAACATGGGTTAAAAAGCGTTATATTGATGTAGCTCCACCCAACAGTTCTTTTTTAGGTAATGATGGATTAACCAGAAAGTTCATACCAGCACGATTACAAGACAATCCTTTTCTAGCAACAGATGGTAGATATGAAAAGATGCTTCAGGCTTTGCCGCCTACACAGCGTCAACAACTGTTAGAAGGGAATTGGGATGTTGCCGAAGGTGCAGCATTCACAGAGTTTAATCCAATGAATCATGTAATAACTCCTTTTGAGATTCCGTTACATTGGGAACGTGCAAAAGGAATTGACTATGGATATGCTTCAGAAAGTGCATGTGTATGGGGTACAGTTGATCCTAGTGATGGAACTTTAATTATATATAGAGAACTATATAAAAAAGGTCTTTTAGGTACAGAGTTAGCTGATATGCTAATGAACATGGAACTAGAAGATCCTACAAGTGTTGCGGGAGTTTTAGACACAGCTTGCTGGAGTCGCACCGGAACAACAGGCCCGACAGTCGGAGAAACTCTTCAACGAGCAGGACATAAGTTAAGAAGAGCAGATAAGAACCGAATACAGGGCAAAATACAGATCCATGAATACTTGAAGTTGCAGCCAAGCGGTAGGCCACGCATTCAAATATTTAATACTTGCCCGAACCTGATACGCGAACTACAAAGTATTCCTCTGGATAAAACAAATCCTGAAGATGTTAATACACATGCTCCTGATCACGCATATGATGCTTTAAGATACTTGATCATGTCTAGACCTCGTATAAACGATACTTTACAACAGATGCGACAGTTTCAACGAGAACAACATTTCAGACCTTTAGACACAACTTTTGGATACTAATATGAACGGAAAAAAGAAATTAAAATATAATAATGGTGGTCTAGTAGCTCAAAAACAATTTGGGAATGTGGGTTCTTTAGTAGCTCAAGCATCAGGTGATCAAGGATTTAGATCAGGAAGTGTTACAGGAAATTTAAGAAAAGGAAGTGCTGCTGTATCAGCTACTAAATTTAAAGACTCTGCTGGATTTAAATCAGGAAGTATGACAGGAAGTTTAAGAAAAGGAAGTGCTGTTGTATCAGCTAGTAAATATAAAGACTCTGCTGGTGTTCGTAACAAGAACATTAGTATAGAAAAACAATTAAAAAATAAGTCTTCTGTAGGTGCAAACAAATCAGCATATGGTATGGGAGCTTCTTATAATAAACAACTAAAAAGCGGCTTTAATTTAAGAGTAGAAGCACATAAAGATGGACGAGGCCAATTATCTGGCAGTATGTCTATTTCTAAGCCACTTTAAAGGTAATTTAAATGCAAGAAGAAAATTCGTTATATGCAAATGCAAACGACATCTTTTACCAAGTAGAAGGTGAAAATGGTTTAGAAATGAACCTTGAAGAGAGTGTGCGTTCTAAACTTGTTGGGTTAATTGAAGATCGTTTTGAACAATCTCAAAGTGCAAGAGAAGCTGACGAACAACGCTGGCTAAAAGCCTATCACAATTTTAGAGGCTTGTACGGAAAACAACAAAGCTTTAGAGAATCTGAAAAATCTAAAGTATTTATTAAAGTTACAAAAACGAAAGTTTTAGCTGCTTTTGGGCAGTTAGTAGATGTTATTTTTGGAACAGGTCAGTTTCCAATTGGAGTTAAAGAAACTCTTATTCCCGAAGGTGTTGCAACATATCGACATGTTGATACAACTCCCGGAATAGAGACATCTCTTTCAGAAGAAGAAGAAGAAAAAAAAGAACAAGAAATTGTTAATCCTTTTGATGTTGGTTATGAAGGGGATGGTAAAGTTTTAAAAGCTGGAGCAACCTTTGGACAAGGTGAATCACGTTTTGAAAGACTTCTAAATGAAGCAGAAGAAAACGGTGAAATTACTTTAACAGATGGCCCTTCTCCTGATCCTAATGTATTAGAAGTTTCTCCAGCTAAAGAAGCTGCTAGAAAAATGCAGAAGTTAATTCACGATCAAATAGAAGAATCAAACGGATCTTCTGAATTACGAAACGCTATTTTTGAAGCGGCTTTATTTGGCACTGGTATTATTAAAGGCCCGTTTAACCACAACAAAACTATTGGAAGGTGGAGAAAGGATGAAGCAACGGGTACTCGCAACTATGACCCTCTTAGTGTGCGTGTACCACGTATTGAATTTGTTAGTATTTGGGACTTTTTCCCCGACCCTAGCGCAACCACAATTGATGAGTGTGAATACACTTTCCACCGTCATAAGCTCAATCGTTCTCAGTTAAGAGCATTATCAAAGCTACCTTATTTTGATAAAGATGCTATACGTGATGCGTTAATGCTTGGGCCTAATTATGTTGAACAAGATTATGAGCATGAGTTAAAAGACGATGCGCGTACAGAAGAATATGGTTCAGGACAGTTTGAAGTTTTAGAATACTGGGGAATCATGGATGCAGAGTATGCGCGTGAAGCTGGCATGGAGCTTGATGAAAATGTTGACGATTTAGATGAAGTACAAATTAATGCTTGGGTTTGTAATGGCAAGCTTCTCCGCACAGTTGTTAATCCATTTACTCCATATCGACTGCCCTATAATGCCTTTAGTTACGAGCGTAATCCTTATAGCTTTTTTGGCATTGGTGTTGCCGAAAATATGGACGACTCGCAACAGATAATGAACGGCCACGCACGTATGGCAATTGACAATCTTGCTTTAAGTGGCTCTTTAGTTTTTGACGTAGACGAGTCTGCTTTAGTTGGTGGGCAGTCAATGGAAATATATCCCGGAAAAGTCTTCCGCAGACAAGCAGGAATGCCGGGCCAAGCTATTCATGGAGTTAAGTTTCCGAACACTTCTCAAGAAAATATGATGATGTTTGATAAGTTTAGGCAGCTTGCTGACGAGCAAACCGGAATACCTAGTTATTCACATGGTCAAACAGGCGTTCAGTCTATGACCCGTACCGCTTCTGGTATGTCTATGTTGCTAGGTGCTGCGTCACTTAATATTAAAACTGTTGTTAAAAACCTAGATGATTTTTTATTAAAGCCTTTAGGTCAAGCATACTATCAATGGAACATGCAGTTTTTTGATGGTCAGTTAGAAATAGAAGGCGATTTAGAAATTAAAGCTATGGGTACAAATAGCTTGATGCAGAAAGAAGTACGTAGTCAACGATTGACAATGTTCTTACAAACTGCACAAAACCCTGCTATTGCACCTTTTGTTAAGATCTCTAAGATCATTAGTGAGCTTGCATACAGTCTTGATTTAGACCCTGATGAAATTCTAAATGATCCTGAAGAAGCGGCTATTATGGCTAAAATCATAGGAGTACAAAATGCTGGACAAGGAAATGGCAGCGAGGCTGTCCCCCCTAGTGACCAATCAGGAGCTATGGGAAGCCCTCAAGGAACACCTCAACAACCTCAAGATGTTGGAGCTACAGGGACTGGCGGTGGCAACATCGGAACTGGAAGTGTTCCGCAAGCAGGGGAAAGTGAGTTCTCTGGCTAACTTAATAAATCTTAAAGAACAAGTAAAAGAAGCTAAACAAAGAATTGAGGATTAATCCATGAAAATACCTAAAAAGTCAGCTAAGAAAGTTTTAAGTTTGTTATCTAAACTTTCTGATAAAGAAGTTGCTGAAGCAGGTGCTAAAGCATCAACGACAAAAAAGAATAAAGTAGATGCTGAACGTATACGCGAAGCTTTAGAAGAACGTCTAGCTGATAATCCTCAGTATTTAGATACTTTAAGTGATGATGAATATATAGATCTAATGGATGCTCTTCCTGAAAAAGAGCGTTTAAAAATGTTAGGTGATGACTATGGCGTTGAAATAGCTGAGTCTCAAGAAGGTATGATGACTTCTATGACACCTAAAGAAGCAGCAAACAGTTTAGAACTATTTACAGGTGCTTCCGAAGTTTCTCAGTATTTAAATACATTAGACGCTAAAGGTCTTAAAGAGTTTAAAGAGAATGTAAATGAAGCAGATGTAGATCTATATGGCCCTGCCTTAGATCGTTTAGAATCTACTGGCCCTAGAGTAGTTAAAGCTGAAGGTGGCTCTATGTTAGTACCACCAGAGCGTGAAGAATATAGCAAGGGCGGTAGAGTTGGCGAGTTAATTGTTAGCATGTTGCGTAAGAATGTTAAGCAAGGCAAGAAGCCAACACGCAAACAAATAGATACTGCTGTAGTTGAAACAAAAGAAACGTATCCTAATTTAATTAAAAAGCTAACTAAAGAAAATAAAGAAGACGAAAAGAGTTTACGGTTTTTTGAAAACTATGCTACAGGTGGTGGCGGTAAAACTGATTTAGATTCAATTATTGCAAGTCTTAAAGATAATGCAACTGAAAGCCAAGAAGCTACAAAACCTTTAGTACGGAAACAAAAAACTTATCGTAGTGATATGGCTAAAAATACTGCGGGTACAGCAGGTGTAACAATGTTGTTACTAGAAGGCCCAGAAGCAGTTAAAGATGTATATGAAAGTTTAACTGAAAGCAAACGTGAAAAGTTTGAAAGTGCATTTAGCGAAGCTCACAATGCAGGAGAAAATACTTTTATGTTTGAAGGTAGCGAATATACTACAGATGTAGCTAAAGGAAGAGAAGCTAAAGCTGAAGGTGGTTCAATGCTACTGCCCCCAGAAATACAAGATACTTATGACAATATTCCAGAAGAAGAAAAAGAAGCGGCTAAAAAGTCACAGCTTCCTGACGCTGAAATGGAAAATAACTATTTGCAATTTATACTTGACGAGTCTTTAGAAGAAGACGATCAAGATTATTTAATGGACGTTTTAGAACAAGATGAACGTCTAAGCAGCATCTTTGATCAAGTTATGGATGTTGCAGGAGAATTCTCAGGTGAAGGGGAAGTAGATGGCCCCGGAACTGGAGTATCAGATTCGATACCCGCAAGGTTATCGGATGGTGAATTTGTTTTCACCAGAAAGGCTACTGATCAACTAGGCGCGGAACAGCTACAAACTATGATGGACGATGCTGAACGTGCTTATGACGGTGGTTTAATGAAAAAAGCATTTGGTGGTATTGCTTATAATCCTATGGGAAATGGTGAAATGTCTAATAGGATTACTGAGGATGAACTTACGGAAGAAGAAATTAAGCGACAAATGATTAGTTCTAACCGTATGCCAAGTGTAACCCCACGATAAGGCCACTCTATTTTAGACCCCTTATCACTTTATAAACCTAGAGGCCACCTTGAAGTATCAAGACCCTTTGTTGTAAACGCGAACAACGAAGCCACCTTGAAAGACTAGCAAGCCCCAAAAGGAGTGTGACGATTATGTCCGAAGCAATTGAAAGTATAACTGAAGAACAAGCACCTAATCCGTACAATTCACGAAAGGACTGGCATGTACCAGATGCTCCAAGTAGAGGAAGTGCAGATGGGCTGTTTTATGATGATAGATCTGAAACACAGGCTACCCGCAGCGCGGCCCCTGAAGAAGTTGAAGAAACATCAGCAAAAAGAACTAACTATAAAAAACGCTATGATGATTTAAAAAAGCATTATGATCAAAAGATTTCAGATTTTAAACAACGAGAACTAGAGTTACAAGCAGCGGCTATGGAGCAACAACCTGCTTACGCACCGCCTAAGTCACTTGAAGATCTTGAACAATTTAAAAGCCAATATCCTGATCTATATGAAACTGTTGAAAGTGTTGCTCACCTACAAAGTGAACAACAACTAGAGCAGATAAAATCAAAGCTTTCTGTTATCGAAGAAAGAGAAGCTGCTATAACACGTAGAGAAGCTGAAACAGCCCTACATGATAGGCATCCCGATTTTGACGAAATAAGAGGCGATGATCGTTTTCACGAATGGGCCAAAGAACAGCCAGAACAAATTCAAGGCTGGATCTATAACAACCCAGATAATGTACCTTTAGCCATTAAAGCAATTGATCTTTATAAGTTGGAGACAGGACTCAGTTCTACTAAGTCTGCTAAGAACAAAAAGTCGCAACCTACTTCATCAGCGGCTGATTTTGTTTCTACTAAAACAAATGCAGTGGATGCAAAACAACCGAAGGTGTGGACTCAACGGGAAATCTCTAAACTTTCGATGGCTCAATTTGACAAATATGAAAGTGAAATTGATCAAGCCATTATGGAAGGCAGAGTAATCCCATAATAATTTAATGTCTTTTTAGGAGAATATAACATGGCTCAATATTTTGAACCCGGCACAGATACTAATGCTAACTTTGCAAACAGTGTCACAGGCCAAACTAACTCGTACTTCCTTCCAGCAGTTTACTCAAAGAAGGTTCTAAACTTCTTCCGTAAAGCTTCTGTATGTGAAGCAATCACTAACACTGACTATGCTGGTGAAATTACTGCTTTCGGTGACTCTGTAAAGATCATCAAAGAGCCTGTAATTTCTGTTTCTGCTTACACCCGTGGCAGCGACACTACAGCTACTAAGCTAACTGACCAAGAAGTTAATTTGGTTGTTGACAACGCTAACGCTTTTAAGTTTATCGTTGACGATATCGAAACTTCTATGTCTCATGTAAACTTCAAAGAAGTTGCATCTTCATCGGCTGCTTACGCTCTGCGTGATGCTTTCGATTCTGCTGTAATTGCTGAGATGTTTGCTGGTGTATCGGCTGCTACTCCTAACCATGTCCTTGGTTCTGACAGCACAACTGACCTAGCTGGCGGTACTTTTGATGGTACTGGTAACTTGGATATTGGTCAAGGTTCTGGCGAACACGATCCTTTGGATGTTATGGCTCACATGGCCCGTCTACTTGACGAGCAAAACGTGCCAGAAGAAGGTCGTTGGTTCCTAGCACCGCCTAGCTTCTACGAGCAGCTTTCACAAGCAAGCTCTAAGTTGATGTCTGTAGACTTTAACGCTGGTCAAGGCTCTATCCGCAACGGTCTGGTTTCTTCAGGCAAGCTGCGTGGCTTTGACATGTATAAGTCTAACAACATTGCAGCTACTACTAACGCTGCTGGCAAGATCCTTGCTGGTCACGTTAGTTCTACTGCAACTGCACAGACTATCACTAGCACTGAGGTCATTCGTGATCCAGATAGCTTTGGTGACATCTGTCGTGGTCTGCATGTATTTGGAGCAGAGGTTCTACGACCTGAAGCTCTAGTATCTGCCTTCTACGGTATAGACTAAGCTGTAAATTAAAGTCGGGGGTGTAAAAGCCCCCGCACTTTTTAAGGAGAAATAAATGCCTCAAGTTGGAAGTAATGCAAAGCCTATAATGATTAAAGGCAAAAAAACTGGAAAGATTTTAGGCGATACAGGAAGTTGGTACACAAAAGAAAATAAGAAAAAATATGAAGATAACTATGATGCTATCTTTAGAAAAGATGAAACTAAATCAAAGGCACAGTAATTATGTCAACAAGTTATTTAGATTTAACAAATGAGCTTCTCCGCGAACTAAACGAAGTTCCTTTAACAGCAGGAAATTTTGCTGCTTCTATTGGCGTTCAACAACATGTTAAAGATTCTGTAAATCGTGCGTACTTTGATATAATTAATGAAGAACCGCAATGGCCTTATTTAGCAGTTACTGAAAGCGGTGATGTAGATCCTATGTACGGAAACGTATATGTAGAAACAGTAGTCGGACAAAGATATTATGAATTGAAACCTGCAAGTAGTTCTATTACTACTGATTATGGTTCAATAGATTGGGATAACTTTTATCTCACAACTGTAGGTGTTAGCGGTGAATCTGCTCCCTTTGAAGGGCGTAATTTACGTTATATTACCACAGAAGAATTTAAAGATTTTCGGAGAGTTTCTGAAAATTTAGATGATGCAAACACTCAAAACTATGGCGTTCCTAATGCTGTTACTAGAAGCCCAGATGCTAGAAAATTTGGATTAAGTCCAATACCAGATAAAGTTTATCGTATTTGGTTTTTTGCATGGAGCCTTCCTACAAAACTATCGAGTGCTACAGACACTTTAGTTTTTCCTGAAGTATACAGTTCTGTTTTATTATCAAGAGCTAGATATTACATACATCAATTTAAAGATAATCCACAAGCAGCAGCGTTTGCATTAGACGATTACAAAAAAGGCTTGCGTAGCATGAGGTCTAATTTATTAGAGCCTACTCCTGCGTATTTTAAAGATGATCGAATGAGATTCGTATAATATGGCAGCTTCACAACCTTTTGGTATTTCATGCAAAGGTGGATTAAACACTAATCTTAATCAGCTTGAAATGCTCTCACAGCCGGGACTTGCTACAAAGTTACAAAACTTTGAAGTAGACCCTGACGGTGGTTATAGACGAATTAATGGTTTTACAGCTTTCGGTTCTACACGACCCAACGGCAGTAATAGAGTTTTAGGTATTCAAGTATATGCAGACGGTGTAGTTGTTTGTTCTGGCACAAATATATATTTTAGTGTTGATGGCAATAGCTGGTTACAAATTAATAGATCTGGTGTACATAGTTCTGGAGATAATTATTCTACATTTACAGGACGAAGTGTTTTAACTAGATCAGGACAAAAACAAACATCTTTTGCGGTGTTTGAAGGTAATACAGATTATGGAGCATTAATTATTTGCGATGGTGCAAATAAACCTTATTATTTTTACATGACAGGTACAGGTGATTTAAATACTCGTACTTTTTTTGCTGAAGAAATAACTGTAAATAGCACTGAAGCTCCTGATGTTTGTGCAATACATGATCATCATTTAGTAGTTTCAGGAACTTCAGAAAATAAAAATACTATTTATTATAGTCATAATTTTGAGCCAAATAACTTTACTGGTGCTGGAGCAGGAAGCATAAAGCTAAGTGACCAAGTAGTAGCAATTAAAAGTTTTCGTAATGACTTAATGGTTTTTTGTAAAAATAGTATACATAAACTTATTAATATTAATGACTCTTCTAATATTGCAGTAGTTCCAATAACTAAAAATGTTGGTTGTTTAAGTTCTCACAGTGTTCAAGAAATTGGCGGTGACTTAGTATTTTTAAGTCCTGACGGTATTCGTTCAGTTGCGGGTACTGCAAGAATCGGAGATGTTGAATTAGGATCTGTAAGTAGACAAGTACAAGATCTTATTTCAAACTTAGCAACATTAATAGATACACATGTAATAACAAGTGCAGTATTAAGAAAAAAATCACAATATCGTTTATTTTATTCCCCAGCTACAGGAAATGTAGCAGATGCTAAAGGAATTATAGGAACTTTAACAGCAAACGGTTTTGAGTTTTCTGAAACAAAAGGTATTCAAGCTTTAGGGCTTGACAGTGGTTTTGATGAAGAAAATATAGAACAAATATATCATGGAGATAAAGACGGCTATATTTATAATCACGATATTGGATCCTCTTTTTTATCTTCAGGAGCAGAACAAAATATAGATGCTCAATACATTACACCTAATTTTGATTTTGGTGATGTGGGTACGCGAAAAACAATGCACTATGCTAAAATTTCTGTGTCTCCTGAAGGGGGAGTAAGCCCTACTTTAAGAGTTAGGTATGATTATGAAGATCCTAATATTCCTCAACCATCTGATTATCCGTTAGCTACAATACCTTTGCCAGCTACTTTTGGTACTTCTTTATTCGGTACAGGAGTCTTTGGAGCAAGTAATGATCCAATGGTAAGACAAGCACTTGAAGGTAGTGGACATGCTGTTAGTTTTAGAATTAGCAGTTTAGATAAAAAGGCATCTTATTCAATAAACGGTTTATATATTAATTACGTTCCATCGGGCAGGAGATAACCAAATGGCAGGTACGAGCTATACAAGACAAAGCACATTAACAGACGGTGATACAATCACTGCGGGTCTGTTTAATAATGAATACAATCAAATTGTAAGCGCATTTTCATATACAACTTCTGGAACAACAGGACATCAACATGATGGTTCTGCGGGCCAAGGTGGTCATATTCATACAATAGGCGACCAAGACTTTTTAAATAAAATTGTTGTAGATACAGCTAACAACCGTGTTGGCTTTTTTATTGAAGTAGGTGGCAGTGCAATAGAACAAGTTAGAGTTGAAGATGGTGCAGTAGTTCCTGTAACTGACAATGATGTCGATTTAGGTAGCTCTAGTGTTCAGTTTAAAGATTTATTTTTAAACGGAACTGCTAATATTGATGCTTTAGTTCTTACGTCAGGATCAACTGTAACTACTATTCTTAATGAAGATAACATGTCTTCTGATTCTGATACTGCTTTAGCTACTCAACAATCTATTAAAGCTTATGTAGATGCTCAAGTTACTGCCCAAGATCTTGACCTTACTGATGGTACAACTGTTATTGCAATTGATTTAGATTCTGAAACTCTAAGCATTTTAGGAGGAACAGGAATCACTTCTACTGCATCTGGTAACGGTGTAACTCTTGCTATTGACGGTACAGTTACAACACTTACTGGAACGCAGACACTTACTAATAAAACTATTAATGCTGATAATAACACTATTCAAAACCTCGAAGTTGATAATTTAAAGTCAGGTGTATTAGATACTGATATTTCTAGTGTGTCAAGCTCTGACGATACGCTTCCTTCTGCTAAAGCTGTAAAAACTTATGTAGATGCTCAAGTAACAGCACAAGACTTGGATTTCCAAGGAGATTCAGGTGGTGCTTTAAATATTGATTTAGACTCAGAAACTCTAACAGTAGCGGGCGGTGCGGGTATTGACACCTCTGGAGCTACTAATACTCTTACTGTAGCGATTGATAGCACTGTAGCTACTCTCACAGGAACTCAAACGCTTACTAATAAAACTCTCACTGCTCCTACAATTTCAGGGAACTTAACTACTGATGGTACTATTGATGGTCGTGATGTAGCTGCTGATGGTACTAAACTAGACGGAATAGAGGCTTCTGCAACCGCAGATCAGACAGATGCAGAGATTCGTGCAGCCGTTGAAGCTGCAACAGATTCAAATGTATTTACAGATGCAGACCATACAAAGCTTAATGCAATTGAAGCAAGCGCAGATGTAACTGATACTACTAATGTTACAGCCGCTGGCGCATTAATGGATAGTGAAGTTACTAACCTAGCACAAGTTAAAGCTTTTGACTCTTCTGATTATGCTACGGCTGCTCAAGGAACTTTGGCTGCAAATGCTTTGCCTAAATCTGGCGGTGCAATGACTGGAGCTATAACAACTAACAGCACTTTTGATGGTGTTGATATTGCAACAAGAGATGGGGTGCTAACTACCACCACAAACACGGCAAACGCAGCACTTCCTAAAGCTGGTGGAACTATGTCTGGCGAGATTGCTATGGGAACTTCAAAAATTACTGGAGCAGGAGATCCTACAGCCAACCAAGATGTAGCTACAAAAGCTTATGTTGATACAGAAGTAGCTGGGGTTGTTGACTCTGCTCCCGCAGCTTTAAATACTTTAAACGAATTAGCTGCTGCTTTAGGTGATGATGCTAATTTTTCTACAACTGTAACAAATAGTATAGCTGCTAAACTTCCTCTAGCTGGAGGCACAATGTCTGGTGATATTGCTATGGGATCTAACAAGATCACTGGCGTTACAGATCCTACATCGGCTCAAGACGCAGCTACTAAAGCTTATGTTGATTCATCTTCTATTTCAGTAGCTACTGATTCAGTTTTAGGAGGCATTGAATTATTTAGTAATACAGATCAAAGTGTGGCTGCAAATAGTGTAACTACTACTGCTTCAAGAACTTATGGCCTTCAATTAAACAGCGCAAACCAAGGTGTTGTTAATGTTCCTTGGACAGATACTAACACAACATATTCAGTTGGTGATGGTGGACTTACTGAAATAAACTTTACCTCTGCTGATAACACGAAGCTAGACGGCATAGAAGCAAGCGCAACAGCAGATCAAACAGATGCAGAAATTAGAGCAGCCGTTGAAGCAGCTACAGATTCTAATGTTTTTACAGATGCGGATCATACTAAGCTAAACGGCATAGAGACAGGTGCTACCGCAGACCAAACAGCGGCAGAAATTCTGACAGCGATTAAAACTGTTGATGGTACAGGTTCAGGCTTAGATGCTGATCTTTTAGATGGTCTATCTGAAGGTACGTTTATGCGAAGGGCTGGTAACTCCCAGCTAGACATGAACAACTTTGACATTTTGGGTGTCGATCAGATTTTTGGCGAAGGTGACACCGACACATACATGCAGTTTCATGCGGCTAATCAGTGGCGTGTTGTTACGGGCGGCTCGGAGCGTCTAGAAGTTAATGACACTGCCGTAACTGTGCCGGGAAACATGACCGTTAGCGGAATCCTAAGTGTTAGAAATGCAATTGATCTTGCTGACAGTGACATCCTGCGTTTCGGAACTGGCGATGACGTTGAGATGTTCTTTAGCGGAACCCATTTCTACATGGATTTGAATTCTGGAGGTAATAACTTCTACATCCGTGACACAACTACAACTCGCTTTACCTTTGATGACGCAGGTCACTTTACTGCCACAGGTAACGTAACTGCTTATTCTGATAGACGATTAAAGGATGACATCCAACCAATCGAAGGTGCCTTAGAAAAAGTAAGCACCCTTAGTGGTAACACTTACCAGCGTAATGACTTACTCGACAAAGACCCTGAGAGACGCTACGCAGGTGTCATTGCTCAAGAGGTTGAAGTTGTATTACCCGAAGCTGTCTCTGAGTCAGAGGACGGTACTAAGACTGTAGATTACAACGCAGTGATCGCCTTGCTAGTAGAGTCCATTAAAGAACTTAAAGCAGAGGTTTCACAACTTAAAGGAGGTGACTGATGACTCTACCAACTTCAGGCGCGATTAGTCTTAATCAAATGCACGTTGAAGCTGGTGGACAGTCTGGCACAATTGTAAGTCTAAACGACAGCGATGTGCGTTCCCTAATAGGAAAAGCTAGTGGGGCTACTTCCAGTTTTTCCCAATTCTATGGGGCCAGTAACCTGCTAGATACTCAGACTGTAACAGTCGGCTACCTAGCCCCATCCTTGTACACGTTTCAGACAAGGGGCTTTGACTCAACTTTATCAGTAGGTTCTATTTCAGATGGAACACTGAACCCAGTAAGTAACGCCTCAATCGTCATATTAGCTTGGCTGGGTGCTAACAGCACCGGATCAAGTGTACTCAACCGGGTGTATCTAACCGTAAGTGGGGTAAGAGCTAATAGTGGATGGACAAGTATGAAAGTAGGATCAACAACCTACACCAGAACATCAGCAACTTATTCAAACAATAGTACGGTAACTAACTGGTCGTGGTCAACTACAAGTAGTCCGTTCGGATCAACCGGATCAAGTGTTGCAGTGGAGTTCTCATAATGGAAAGATTATATACAAAAAAAACAGACGAAATGGAATCAGATACAGAGTTCGCCTGTGTAGCTAAGGAAAATCTGTACATTGAAGTACCCATAGGTAACAGAACTGAGGCTGAAGTACAGCTTGCTATTGACGACGCGCTTTTGCATACAGCGTTGAGCAAGTTTAAACCAGTCCAATGTAGAGATGATGTCTACTGTGACAAGCAGATAGTTCGTCAGGACTACTCTACTGGTACGACAGAGGCGCAATTGATGGCTGAAGAACTACAGGCGAGCTTTCCTGACTATCAGGATTGGTTAAGGTGGGAGTTCAATATCATAGGAAGGTATACCCCATACAGGGAGCCATATGCTAACGGTGGTTTGAGCTTCTACAACTTCGGACAGGTTCCTAGTGAAAAGCTATTACTTGAATTTGGAACATCTTACCCAACCACAAACCTTATGGATTGGCATGGTTTCAAGTTTGATTCTGAAACTAAGGAAATAATGCTCAAAGTAGTTTTTAAACTGTACGATGGTGAAACTCCTGACCTACCATACAACGATGGTAACTTCTATGCCGCCACTCACAGTCAGGACGGAACCACTAGCGACTGGGTGGATTACTACGCATACGCCACACCTAAGCTCATACGTGAGTTTTGCGCTGATAAAGGATTGTCGTATCCATTACCACCAACCACACACACGGACTGTGACGTTGTATGGTGCTGGGGCTTTGTGTTTAACAAAGACACTTTAGAGTATGGGCCTGTTAAAGCTTATGCTAGATATAATTTATAATTTAGTAAGGGGAACTATATGCTTGCAGAACTAGCCGCAGCTAATGCCGCCTTTGCAGTTATTAAAAGTACAATAGCTAACGGTCAAGAACTAGCAAGTGTAGCACAACAAGCAACCACATACTTTGATTCTAAAAGTTCTATAGCTAAACAAGCTAATAAAGGTGGAAATAAATCAGACATGCAAGCTTTTATGGCTTTAGAAACTTTAAAGCAACAAGAAGAAGAGCTTAGAGAAATTATGATTTATGGTGGTAGAGCCAACATGTATCAAGACTGGCTTCAATTTCAGTCTGATTGTAAACGTAAAAGAGCAGATGCTGAAAAACAAAAGTCATATAAATCAGCTAAAAATCGTGAGCTAATGTTAAATATTTTTACTGTTATATGTGTAACACTTGTAGCAGTCCCCGTTATTGGCACACTTGTTTATTTAATAGTAAGTATTTTAAAAGGATAATAACATGAATGAGCTTAGTGAACCAACAAAAGATATGTTAGATGTTGCAGCAGCTTCTACGGCTTTAGCTTCTTTAGCTGCGTGGCTACCACCTACAGCTTCTCTCTTGACAATTGTCTGGTTAAGTCTTAGAATTTATGTGCAGATTCAAGAGTTTAAACAAAACCCCAAGCAGGATGATTAATAATGAGCAAAAAAAGAAATAAAAGAAATACTAAAAAAGTATTAAAATCTCTTCAAGCTAAAAGAGCAGCTTATCATAGTGGGGGACATAACTATGCAGGGCGTATGGGCTGGCAACCACACAATCCAAAACTTGGATCGCATAATCAGCCTACAGGTGGTGGAAGTACTTCAACAACTGCAAAAACTGCAACAGGCAAGCCACCTACACCAAAGTTAAAAAGACCTAGTGGTAGCCCCTATAGTTTTGTAAGAACGTTTGATGCAAAAAAAGGTGTTGAATCAGCTATAGATCCTAGCGCATCTGCGGCTGAACAAGGCTTTACAACAGGTTCTGAAATTCAACAACTAGATGCAGGAACACCTGTAACTACTGATGGTGTTCAAGCCCCTACAATGGCTCCTGCTGCTCAAGGAGATGTTACTTTAGGTGAAGCTGTACAACCTGTTGAAGCTTCTACATTTACAGCACAAAAAGCTGAAGCTACTGCACCTACTCAAGCTGCTCAAGGCACAGTATCAACAATTGCTGAAGCTGCTGGGCCTACATTAACTGAAAGAGCTACTGCTGCTCAACGAGACACAGAGCAAGAACAAGCTTCTTTAGCATCTGCTCAAGATTATGAAATTAGTGACGGTGCATATGTTGATGCTGTTACAGGTAAAGTTACAGACATTGCTCCTACAAAAGAAGCAGAATTTAAACAACGCGATGCTATTACAGATAATACTGTTTCATCAGGAGAAGCATCTAAAATTGTTGAGTCTGTTGGTTTTGAAGCTGCATCTAGAAGAGCCGTTACGGGCGAAGCCGCTAAAGGTGCAGCAGCAGAAATGGTTGCAGCCGTAGGAAACATTCCTAAAGAAATAACAGCAGCTATTGTTGAAGACCCTGCCTCAGTAGAAGCAGCTATAGATACACAGCCTGTTGAAGTTAAAGCAGCCATTGCAGCATTACCAACTGAAGCTTTAGTATCTTCTCAAATGGAAGGTCTTTTAGCTTCTATGGATGATGGAGAAGTTCCTGTTTGGGCTAGGCCAGCGGTACAACAAGTAAACTCAATGCTTGCTAAACGAGGTCTTTCTTCATCAACAGTAGGAAGGGATTCGTTATTTAATGCTATTATTCAAACTGCTATGCCTATTGCTCAAAGCAATGCTCAAGCTCTTCAGACTAGAGCAGCACAAAATTTAAGTAATGAGCAACAAGCTAACTTAGCACAGTCTACGGCTGACATGCAGTTAAAGCTGGCTAATTTAGCTAATGAACAAACAGCATCATCTCAAACAGCACAGATGGCACAGCAGATGGCTACACTGCAAAGCCAGTTTAAACAAGACGCTGTTATGACTACTGCACAGCAACAGCAACAAACTGCTATGCAAAACTTGCAAAATCGTCAGCAAGCTTCTGTATTAAATGTTCAGAATCAACAAGCTACAAATTCACAAAATTTAGGTAATGAACAGCAAATAGAACTTGCTAATCTTTCATACTTAAATGCTAGTGCATCTGAAAACATGTCAGCGGAACAACAAACACGCTTAGTTCAAATGCAAACTGCCGCAGACTTTTTAGCTAAGAATGCTGCGTTTAAACAGCAAATGGATTTAGCAAATTTAAGCAACGATCAACAAACAAGACTTGCAAATCTTTCTGCACTTAATCAAGCAAGTGCTGATAATCTAAATGCAGAACAACAAACTGAGTTAGCTAATCTTAATGCTACGTTGCAAACTAATTTAACTCAAGGTAAAATTGCAGAGTCAATGGGGCTTGCTCAGTTAAATGTAGATCAACAACGGGCAGTACAAAATGCAGCAATGGTTGCTAATGTTGATTTAAATAAGTTTAATGCTGAACAGCAAGTAGAATTAGCAAACAGTAAGTTTATGCAGTCTATGACTATGGCTGACTTCAATGCTTCACAACAAGCAGCGATGCAGAATGCCACAACTCTTGCAGCAATGGATATGGCTACAGCCGACCAAGCTACTAAACTAGCTATTACTAACGCTCAAAACTTTTTAAGTATGGACATGGCTAACTTAAACAATGAACAGCAAGCAACTGTTTTAGATCAGCAACAGCAGCAACAGCGTTTGTTATCTGATGCGGCTGCTGCAAATGCTTCTTTACAGTTTAATGCTACGTCTGAAAATCAAACTAATCAGTTTATGGCAAGTCTAGCAAGCTCTATGGAACAGTTTAATTCAACTCAATCTAATGCTATGGCACAGTTCAACACTGCTGAAACTAATAGACAAGCAGCTATAGAAGCAGGGAATGAACTACAAGCTGAACAAATTACTGCTCAATTAGAAGTAGATGTTGCTAAATACAATGAACAGGTTGAATTACAGCGTGATACTTGGAATGCTCAAAATGCTCAAGCAATTGAACAATCTAATATTGCATGGCGTAGATCTGCTAACACCGCAGAAACTGCGGCTATTAATGCAGCTAATCAACAGAATGTTCAAAACGCATATAACTTAACAGCGTTAGAGCAAGCTCAAATCTGGCAGCAATATCGTGATGAAGCATCTTATATTAGACAATCATATGAAAATGAAGAAAACAGAAAGACACAGCTTTATGCTACAGCTATTGGTAATGAAGCAGGAGCAACTAAAGACAGTAGAACATCAAGCAGTTCTTTAGTTTCTATGGTTAATGGGATTATATAGAGGATAGTACAAAATGGGACTTATTTCAAAACTTTTTAAAGGCGTTAAAAAAGTAGTAAAGAAAATAGGCAAAGGTATTAAAAGTGCTTTTAAGTCTGTTGGTAAATTTATGGGGAAGCTAGGCATTATTGGTCAAATTGGTTTAGGGCTTTTAATGCCGGGAATAGGCTCAATGTTCGGAAAGTTTGCTGGTGCTTTAATAGGCACTGGCGGCACAGTAGCTACTGCGGCAGGAAACTTTATTAATGCCGCACTAAATATAGGTACTAAAGTAGGTAATGTTTTTAGTAGTATTACAAAAGGCGTTACAAATGTTGTTGGTGAAGTTGTTGGTGCTGCCGCAAATCAACTTGGTTTAGCTAATCCTATAAAAAACTTTACAGGTGCTTTAGGTATTAATAAAGGAAATGGTTGGAATGTAGCAGGTAAAGGCTTTAACTCTGTTATGGACACAGTTTCTAATGCAGGTACTGATCTCTTATCAAAAGGTCAAGACCTGTTTAGCATGGACACACTTACAGGTAAACACGCAAGCGTATCTAAATACTTAGATGAATTAAAAGTTAAGCGAGATGCTTTAGTTCCTGATCTTAATGTGTCAGCCGAAATGGATTCGGTCACTAATGAATTTACAGGTAAACTTGTTGAAACACCCGATATAGTTCTTGAAGATTCTATGGCAAAAGCTAAAGCTTTAGCAACAGGGCCGAACTTAACAGGTGTAGAAAACATGTCTCGAGGCTTGGATGGGACAATAGCTTCTAATACAGCACAAATGTCAACCGTTGCTGATGGAGTAACTAATGTAGCTACTGAACCAAAAAGTTTACTTAGCAAAGCTAGTGACTTTGTAGTAGAAAAGGCGGGTGACGCTAGAGTAAAACTTGGAGAAGCTCTTACAGATGCACCTTCTAAATTTGTAAGTACAGCAGTAACAACCGCAGGGCAAAAAGCAGGAGGAGGGATTCCTGATGTTAATTATACTACAAATGTAGCTTCAGTTGCTTCTATGCCTACATCACTGTCTATCGGATCAGGTGATTATGCAGGAGATGTTAATTTAAATGCTTACATGGACAACACTAACTACATGAATGCTTCTCCTTATGGACACACAGCAGCTATATATAACTACGGTCAAAGTATGAGAGGAGTAGGCTAATAATGGAAGAAGCATATCTTAAACTACAACAAAAAGGAGGCCGACCTATTGCGGGTCAGTCTTTAACAAACGATCCCGAAAACCCTGCTCCGTTTGAAAAGCAACCAGAATATACAAGTGTTCACCAAGCTTCTGAAGTATTGTTTGAAAAAATGCTACAAAAAGAAGTATACATCCCGCTGATGCAAGCGGTTGAAAGTGGAACACCTGTTATGGAAATTGTTCAGGTAATCTTGTTTAAAGGTTTTACAGAAGGCAAGTGGAATCCTGACTTGTTAATAATGTTAATTGAGCCTGTTGCATATATGATTATAGCTTTAGCAGAACGCTTAGACATTGACTTTGTAGTTTATGAAGACGAAGAACAAGATGAAATAGAAGACGAACAAAACTTTGGAACTCAGTTTGAAGAGTTAGCAATGCAGAAAATAGCAAAAACTTCTGCTCCTCTTAAAGTTCCTGCTGGTGTAATTAGTAATGAAGTGCTTTCTAAGATTGAAGCTATACCCGAAAATAGTTTAGAAGAAACACAGGATGAACCAGTACCTGAACCAACACCTGAACCAATGCAGCAACCTGCAAGCTTGTTAGCTGCTGCTCAATAAAAGGATATAATAATGGCGATTGAAAATATAGGCGAGTCGTTGCTTTCTAATGTACGGCAAAGAAATGATAAAATTGCTCGTCAAACCAGAAAAGCAGAGCGTAAAGATGAATTAAAAACTTTGGGTATGACTTTAGCTGTAGGTGTTGGTAACAAAATGTTAGCTGATAGAACAGCAGATTTTTTAAACAATGAACAAATTTTAGCTTCTAATGTATTGTTTAAAAATGCTAGTTTAGCTAGGACACAAGCTGCCGATGAACAAAAAAAAATTGATCAGCATAAAGGAACAGCAGTAGACTTTTATAGAGATCAAATGAAAACTGAATTTGAAACACAGTTTAAACTGCAACAAGATCCTGATGAAATAGGAACTAAGTTGTATGATGCAAAAATGTTTGACGAACTTACAAAGTTAGCAACAGCAAGGGCTGACGCACACAAAAACCTTTATGAATCTACTTTAAAAATTAAAGATGTTGACACTGTAAATGCTTCTATAGTAAAAGAAATAAAATCAGCGCGTCCACAAAAAGTAGGAGATCTTATAACTTCAGGAATTGCAAATCTATTTACTGGGACTTCTAAGCAAGAAAGAGAACAAGCAGCTATACAATCTATTATAAAAAATGATCCTAATAGAGAAAGAACTATTGCGCTTGCAAAAGAGTTTGAAAGAACTGGCAATGCAATTCTTGCTAAAAACTTTGCAGATATGACTGTTGTAAAAACGCCTGAAGAAGAACGAT